TGAGTTGCCACCTCCTTCGAGTGCGGTCACGCGATCATCGAGTTCATAAATTTTTGATCTAAGTCCGCCCGTACCAGATTCACCATATAAGGCGCGTTCAATACTATTGATACTTGCGTTATTAGTGTCTATTCTCAGAAGTAGTGTACTCTGGAATTGGTCAAGTCTTTCAGCTTCTTGTTCAAGTTCAGTTACCCTTGTATCAAGCTCCGAACCGCCGCCTGCATTGATAGCGTCCTCGACCGCCTGCACCATAGCGACTATCGCATCACGCACCGCTCTGCCCTCGTATGCGTTGGCTATTGCTTCCTTGTACTCTGATAAATCTACTGCCATGTTTTTGTACCTCCTTTATGGGTTTCTCTCGTACACATGATCACAATTGATCTGACCTGTGTTTCCGTTAATAGAAACTGTTGTATCTCCATTGCTATCTTTGATAAATAACTGATTAGTGTCGCCCATGAATGATAACGCACTAACTCCATTCAATCCATAGATGTTGATATTTCCCGACGCTGGGGCGAACGAGAATTTCAGGGTGCTTCCCCAATATCCTGCTATTCGCCCACCAGATATTGTTACGCTCTGCTCTTGATTTTGAGAATTGACGTACGTGCATTTTAGTCCAGTTGCACTATATTCGCTCTTGTACTTTATAGACCCATTATCATAGGAAAGAATGATGTAATCTCTGGTTTCATCATTAGTTTCAATGTTAATACTACCGCCTTCGATTGTGATTGATTTCGCTGTCACATTGCCGTTAGAATTTACTTCAAACGTACCGTTGCCATTGTTGAACTTCAAGCCTGTTATCGTCTGTGCTGTCAGATATGCCGTGTTCAGCAAGCCGTCTATCGTCCAAGCGTAGTCGTAATTACCTGTCAGCGGAGTTCCGCCACCCGTAGACTTTTTCCAGAAGCCTAAGCCGTTATGATTGATTCTCAGCGCATACTCAGCCGTGTCCACATCGGAGCTGTTCATGTAGATAGTTTCGACAGGTTTTCCGTCGTTATCTACCACATCATAGCGGTATCCGCCTTCGACACCGCGTATTATTTCGCTCTGGTGCTCGACTACAGCCTGTATCAGTTCGGGCTGTTTGTCCAGCTGCATCTGGAAGCTCTTGGACTTCTTGCTTGTCATAGTAGTCAAGGTGTCAAACTTGTCTCCGAAAGTCAGTGTGTTCTTCGTCCTGTCCTCTATCTTTATCTGTATTCCAATGAGCCGCACGACTTCGTCAACGCCTATCATCGGATTTCTCGACTTGTACTGGTAGCCCAATTTGAACTCCTCAAAGTCATGGTCTATCAGTGAGAGATCGGCGGCAGTTATCTTGTACTGCTTGCGGATAGGTCTCATAGCGTCGAAGTATGCCTGTGCCGCCGTTTCAAGTGCTGTGGTGTCCGTAATATCATCGAAGATCACTGTGCCCGCCACAATGCCGCCTGCAAGTGTCCTGCGATCTTCATCGTATATGACATCCGGCAGAGCTATACGCTGTTCGGTATTGCCTGTCTTTGCACCGTATGCATAGAGGTCGGTTATCATGGCAGTGGGGTCAATGGTCTGCGTCAGAGATATCAGGTTCACGCCCGCTTCGATGACTGTATCAGAGCCACCCGAGAACGTTTCAGAAGTATAATCAAGGTATCTGGTACCGTCTTCGTATCGCAGACGAATTTCACCGCCCACACCTTCCTGCGAGAGAAGATCCTGCAGGGTCTCCCATGTTTTGCCGTAGCCCCATTCGTAATCGACAGACATATTTGAAACACACTGTCCGAGATATATCTTTTTATCGTCATCGACTTGCGAGTTATGGTCATTAAGCATGGCTGAGAGTATAACGTACATCTGTGCACGCAGATTGTGGTAGAACTGTGTGCTGTCCTGCAAGTAGGATAGCTCGCCCTCGCACTGGACGTCCTTGTATATCAGTCCGCTGGACTCTTGGACAGGAGATATCGTCAGGATACGTCCGTGAAATGTATCGCTATCGCCTGTTATGACATCAGACACGTGAATATGCGTTTTCAGGCATTGCAGCTTATCCCACCCCGCATTATTGCTGTACATACGGAATGAAAAGCTGTCTATGCCGTTGACTGCTTTTGTTATCGTACCCGTCAGAGCATTGTCACTTGATGCAGACGGGTCATTTATCATTGTATTGTCTGCATATACGTTGTACATCAAAGCACCTCCTCTGTCAGGTCGATATAAAGCATCGTGTTGACGCTCGCTATCCGCAGAGTGTTTGTGCCTGGCTTGACTACGAAGTCATCACGCCTGAACCAACTGCGGTCATTATGCTCGATAGCAGGCAGCTGAACACCGTTGAGTACTACTAAGCCGATCTTGTGTCCTGTCGGGGATACAAGCGACAAACGAGGTATTATATCTTTATTTGCGTAGCTGTAAAACTGTATGGTCTGCGTATTCGAGATCACTATCTTGGTTTTGTTCATACAGTCATCCGAGAAGCTGAACAGGTCCCACGGAGTATCAGCATAGTCCTCCGAGATCATCAGCGGGTTCGCAGTGAATGTCGCGGTGAATCTTCCTGTGTGGTCGTTGTACATCTGCTCTATGCTGACATCATCGCACCTTGCTGTGAAGTGATAGTCGCGTATCACATCGAAATACAGATCACTCCGCGGCTGACGCATCAGCCATGCACATACGTCGCGGTATCTGTCCTGCCATATCCTTGCGGTAGGTGTAGTCATGGCGAATTCAAACCGCAGTTTGCGTGGCTGATATATCGGTTCGCCGCATATCTGGGAAAAGTCAAAGCTAAGTGGGCGATTGTTATACGGTATGCTTACGTCAACGGTCTTGAGCTGTACACTGCCGATATCTGCATCGGTCAGTATCAGCCCCATATCACGCCTGCTGTCACGCCCACCGAACTTAATCCCGTGTCTGCCGAGTACCTTACTGTTATACACTTGCCAGCCCCCTTTCGGACAATGCTACTGTGTTACCGTTGATGATATCTATAATGCCCGCTGTGCCCTCTGCGATGAGCCTGTTGGCGTTATCTACCATGCGGAGAGTAATTGTACCGCCCTGTGCTTGTGCCGTTGTAGGAGCGGTCTGTGTGGCTCTGTACGGAGTGTACGAAGGTATCCTCAAAGCACTGTCCATGACAGAGGATAAGTCCTGCATTTCGTTCTCAACTACGTGGGCGTTATCATGTATGCCCTTTGCGAATGAGTGAACCATATCAGGCGCATAGGTCTCGAAGTTGGAGAGCGCACCCTTGTCAGGCTCAGAGAAATGTATGTAGTCGTAGATCATCTCGCCGAAGCTTTCCATTGTGCTTTCCAGATCGGAGAAGCTGTCCTTTATGCCGTCGATGAACGAGGTTACAAGGTCGCTGCCCCATTTCCAAGCTTTTGTAGCAAGGTCGGCTATCTTCGTACCAAGATCGGAGAACCATGTGCCGACGTTTGTGATGTTGGTCTTCAGCGTTGCAGCACCGTTTTTCCAGTCCGTCTTGAAGCCGTCTATAACGTCGAAAGCCTTAGCGCCGAAGTCTTCCATTGACTTTTCGCCCGTTTTCCAGTTATCTCCGAAGTCGCTGACGATATCGAATACTTTTGCGCCGAAGTCTTCAAGGGACTGCTCGCCTGTTTTCCAGTTCTCCTTGAATTCGTCTACAACATCGAATGTCTTTGCACCGAAATCTTCCAGTGCTTGTTCGCCGTCAGACCAGTTGTCCTTTACGAAGGCTACTGCATCTGCGACAGCACTTCCCACGTCCTGCCAGAACTCGTTCCAGCCCTCTCCGAAAGCACTAGTATTGAAAAATTCGTCGATTTCGCCTGCATTGTCCAGCAGTGCCTGTCCGATATCTGCCGCACCTGTTTTCCAGTTCTCTGCGAAGTTGTCAAAATCCTCGTACCAGCCTTCCCAGTCAAGTTCCTCAAAGCCGTCCGCTATAGAGGTAAGAGCATCTTTAACAGCACCAAGTGCTATGGTCACTGCATCGCCTGTCCATTCAGCAAGGGGTTTCAGGAAGTTGTCCCATACGAATGAAATGATAGGCTTTACACCTTCGATTGCTTTTTTGAGTATCCTGAATGCGGCTGACAGCGCATCTATTGCCACAGGTATGAAGTTGTTTGCCGCCCACTCGATGTATGGGGAGATTGCATTGTCGAACAGCCACACAGCAACATCGCCCACTTCTTCAAGGACAGGTGCTAATGTTTCTGCGGCTCTGGCTATCGCGCCGAAAATAGCATCGAAATCTATCTTTCCGGCAAGTTCGGTTATTGACTCGAATATCTTCTTACCGCTCTCCATCAGACTGCCGCCGACTTCTTCAAAAACAGGCAGTAGCTTAGACAGTCCGTTTTTGAGTGTATCGTATATCTTGTTACCGGAGAGTTCCTTGTCTATCGCTGTGAACAGGCTCTTGACGATGGTCTTGCCTGCCTTTACTACCGTTGTGATTATCATCGGCAGATTTTTCACGATAACATCTATCAGTACCGGGAATACCTCCGTAACGATAGTGTCTATCGTATCAAGGAGCCCGGGCAGGATATCGTCCAGAAGGTCGGGGATCATCTTGAAGATCTCGGGCAGGAGTTCTGCCGCCATTCTGCCCACACCCTGCAAGCCTGTCTTGATGACGGGCAGGAGGTTGTGGAGTGCCGCCTGAGCACTCTCAACGAAGTTGGTCACCAGTTTGCCCATATCAGCATCGGGATTTGCAAGGCCTGCTACAAGGTTTGTCCATGCGGACTTGGTCATTTCAAAGGAGCCTTGCAGTGTGCTCGCCGCTTCCTTCGCGGTGGTTCCTGCTATGTTCTGTTTTTTCTGAACAAGTTCTATCGCCTGAACGATATCGGCGAAGCTGTCAATGGATAGATCGCTGGCCTGACCTATGCTTGCGGCGTACTCATTTGCATCAGCAATTAGTCGTTCCATTTCGCTCTTCGTACCGCCGTAGCCGAGCTTAAGGTTATCGAGCATAGTGTAATTCTGCTTTGAGAAGCCCTGAAAAGCATTCTGCACAGCTGCCATATCAGTGCCGAATGTATTGACATTATCGGACATCGCCCTCATAGCAACGTCTGTTATTTCAGCCGCCTTCTTGGTATCTCCGCCCAGCGAATTTATAAGAGCCGCAGAGAAGGAAGTTGCCTGCTCCATGTACTCATTCGCAGAAAGTCCAGAAGTCTTGTAGGCTTCTTCTGCGTAGCCCATGAGCTGTTTGCTTGCATCACCGAACAGCTTGTTGACACCGCCGACCAGCTGTTCATACTCGCCATAAGCCGATACAGCCGACTTTGTCAGTGCTACAACACCTGCACCCGCAGCCGTTACAGCTGCTATACCAGCCTTAGCCGCCGCACCTGCCGCCGCTGAAAATGCACCGCCGAAGGAAGTGCCCGACTTCTTGCCCGCAGCTTCACCGCTTCCGCCCATCTCTTTTTCGAGCTTGTTCTGGAATCCGTCCATACTGGGAAGTATCTGCACATATGCCTTCGCGAGATTCGTGCCTTCTGCCATTATATCCCTCCTTCGATTATTTTTCTTCTTGCCGCCTCGAATTCTTCGGGAGAATCGAAGGTCACAACATCGCTGTCTTTGTTGTCATTATCGCCATGTCCGATCAGCTTGTCATATATCCGTTCGGGTGGGTCGCCACCATCTTGCGCTGACTTCGACTGTGCCCATCTGAGCCAGTTCACAGCATCGAATGTCAGTACGCTGATGATAGTTTCCAGCGGATATCTGGTGTCGGACATTGCTAGTTTTATACGAGAATTATCCCTCAGCCCACACGAAAAGATCGCTGCCATACGTGGTGACAGCGATCTGTAATCGTATATGTGGTATGTCTCCGCGAGGTCGCAGATAAGCGCATCCTCGTCGGTGGCTATCATGTGGCTGAGGACGATCAGTTTTTTATGGTCTTGTTTTCACGCATCGCCGTGAAGATCTCACCGACTTCTGCCATCATAGCTGATGCGGGCACTCTGCCTTCGTCATTACGGCAGTGATCTTTCAGGGCATCAGCCTGCTCCTTGCCAAGCAGAAGCTTTACAGCTGTGCCGATCTTCTGGGTCTTGCCGTCGTCGATGTCTGCAAGTGCTTCAAGCAGCTCCCAGTCATCGAGGGCGCTGTCTTCTATGGTGAATTCAAAACCTGTTGTCGTCTTACCTGTCAGCATGATATACCTCCTATCAAGACTTTGTTACTGTTACAGTGTAGGTCTTTGTAGCGTTGCCGTTTGTGACTGTGACGGTCACTGTGTTGCTCCCTGCCGACCATGTAGCAGCGTTGCCGCTTGTTACGGTAGTTGTGCCGTTCTTGATAACAACAGTCGCTTCGTTATCGGTTGCAGTTGCGGTGATAACGTTAGTTGCAGAGGTGGTAGTCGTTGTATAGCTGGTTGTGCCTGCTGCGAATGTAGGCGACAGAGTACAGCCCGTGATGGTCAGGGCGGACAGTGTGGTATCAGGCACGGTAGGTGCTTTGAGATACTCATAGTGGGTGTTGCCGCTTGCATCGGGTCTTGCGGAGATAGTCAGCGCATAGCCAACAGCACCGCTGTCAGAGTATGTTACCTCGCCGATGGCAGTTATCTTGCCGTAGGGGATAACCACACGCTTTGCGATATTGCCTTTGAGTACCATGTCGCATACCCAGATGCTTTCTACCTGCTCCTCGCTGTTGACCTGTACAGCCAGACCATCTTCGAGTGTTCCGCTTACTCTGCTCTCACCGAATACGGTCTTGAGAACGTCAGCATTCATGGTCTCGATGAGGGTCACAGTGAATGTATCGGTTTTCTCGGTCTGAGTATTCAGAACCACATCTCCGCCCCAAGCCTTTACGGTCTCGGTGGTGATGCCCATGTTGTTCTTGAAGCCCTCATCCGAGCAGTAGCCCTGGTTGACGAAATCGACTGCAAGTGCTGTCACTGCATCGGTAGGCAGGGTAGCTGTAAGGGGCGCTCTGAAGACGGAACCGCCGACTTTGGGCTTGCCGGCTGTTACCTGTCCTGCGTTATTGTTTGCCATATATATCACTCCTCGTAATCTTCGTAGTATGTTATGTCGTACACCGCCTGATAGCGGTATCTTCTGGTGTCGGGGTCTGCCTGTGGGTAGTCGCTGTTGAGGTAAACGCCCACGATGTCGCTGAGTTCCGGCAGTTCGTATAGCATAATGCGTTTGATATGCTTGTTAAGTTCTGCCGCTTGTTCCATGCTACCCGAGTATGAGCGTATTGTTATTACAGCGCCGTCTATGTGGTTTGTGTGTTTGCTTCCGACTTTTCCGACCACCAGATATTCCCGCGGCGGTTTTTCGGGTTCTTCACCGTAAGCTGTATAGCCTTTGCTGTTGAGATATCCTATAAGTATGCTCTCGATCGTCTTAGCCACTTCCGAACACCGCCTTCATGATCGTATTATCACGGTAGTTCTCTCTGCGTGCTGATGCGGTCTCGGCATATACCTTGACCACCGCTTTGCCCGGGAGAGAACCGCCTGTATAGTGCTGGACTTCACTTGTGTATCCGTTACCCAGCTGGGCAAGAGCAGTATCTGCGATTTTCTGCATCATACTGACAATTTCGGGAGAGTTTCTGAGTTCGCTGTATCCCGCTAGATTCGCTTCGACCTTAACTTTGCTCATATCTCATCACCTTGACTTTCTTGTTCCAGCTGAGAGGGATCATATCCTCGATGCCCTGTGTCGGTGCTCCTATGGTCTCATACACCTGACCGAAGAAACGCACCTGAGTGTCTTCCCAGTCGTGTGTATCGCCTTTGGGTATTCCAAGAAGATAGTCCAGACGTTTCCCCGAAAGGTTCAGTTCGTCGGTTATCTCTTCGGTAGTGGGCTGACCTACAAGGACGTTATCCACAGTCACCCATGTGGTTCCGTAGATAGGACGGTTAAAACCGTCTGTGCCTGTCTGTGTTTTGACAGCAAGTTCAATCGGTATTCCGTGGATCCCCATAGTCGTACACCTCCAGTGCACCGCATTTCTGCCGCATGATACCGAGTTCTTTCAGCTCGTTCTTCAAGAAATAAATATCCTGCCCTGCGTTGAGATACGTATAGCTTACGCTGTACCCCAGTGCCGACTGCGAGCCCTGCACTGCGGCAGGTGAAGTATCGGACGCGGCATTAAGTGAGCGGACAACTCCGTTTACCGTCAGTATCTTAGCTATCAGCCCTTTGTCGGGGTCGTTTGCTATCATTGCATCGAGATCGTAACCGCGTTTCTTGGCTTCGGTCCTCAGCAGTGCGGAAGCTATCTCCAACAGCTGGGGAACTTTCTGCTGTTCCTCGGCAGAAAGAGCACGTCCAAGGGTCTGTACATCTTCGATAGTTGCATATACCGCGCCCATGCTATCACCCTTTCTTGCGCTGTCTCTTTGGTTTTTCTTCCTTGATGACCTCTATGACGGGTCTGTGCCTTGCATTGTCAGAACCCAGAAGTTCAGCTATACGCTGAGGAGAGGGGTCAAGCCCCTCCCTCGGATATACGTCTCCAACCTTGTATGGTCTTCTGTCGTCCTGCTTATCGGAGAAATCCTCTAAGACACGGTATGTCATACGCCATCATCCTCACTGTTGGTCTCGGGGTCGCTGTTGGTCTCGGGGTCAGTCTGCTGAGCCTCGGTGATACGAGCGAAGCTTGCTGCATTAAGGATACCCCAGCCGATATATGCCTCTGTTCTCAGTACGATCTGGTTCTTACGCTTCAGATCGCCGAGACCGTCAGGGTCACCGAACTGGATGACCTCCAGAGGGATGTTCTCCGCATAGCCCCACTTGAAAGCATTTGCAAAGTCACCAACGATAGCCCTGTCAGCGCTGGAACCGAAAGATACAGTGTTATTGATATCGCTGGTCAGAGTGCCGCCGAACTTCTCGGGGTTACCGCCGAATCTGTACTCGGGAAAGATGGGCATACCGTTGCCGTTCTTTTTGGCACCCAGAGCTGCACCGAATGCAGGAGCCATAGCAATACCGTTTACATCGCCATCAGCTATCTGGATAAGACCGATAGCAGCATCAACGTTATCGTCAGGTGTTGCCTGAGCGTAGGTCACGGTCTGTGTTACTGCTGTGTCGAAGTTGTTAGCTCCGACAGTTGCAGAAGCAGTACCATCATAGGGGTTTACGCCGTGGAAAGCGGCGATATCAAGTGCTCTTGCTATCTTCTTCGCAAAGCCGTCCGCCATAGCTGCCAGATAGGGGACCTGTTTTTCCTCTGTCATGCGAAGGAACTCGTCTGTTACTCTGTGCTGATAAATGAACTTGATGGGCTTGATGGTCACAGTGCCAACGCCTGCATCACCCGCAGGCTTGTTTTCGCCCTCACCTACAATGCAAGCCTCACCATCCATTGTGAACACGAATGTGTCGATGCCTGCGAAGGGGATAGGTGTGCTGCCGCAGAGTTTAGCCAGTGCGGAATGTCCCTTTACCTTGCTGAAGATCTCATTCACGAGCTCGGGTTTGAAATGAGTGCTCGAAGTAGTTATTGTACCCATAGTGTACCTCCTTAGTTGGTTTTCAGCTCACTAAGCATATCCATGTAAGCTGCATTTGTATTATTTGCCTGTCCTTTGCCACTGGGCTCCGCGCTGAACATCGGAGCAGTAGGTTTACCAGCTGCTACGAACTTAGCCAGATTCTCGGCATCTGCCTTGTACTCTTCTTCGTTCGTGCCGCTTATTCTGTCAGCAAGTTCCGCAGGAATACCATACTCACGGGCTATCTTCGCCTTTACCGCGGCGGTCTCGTATGCCGTGTTCTTAGCAGTGATATCTGCTATCTTTGTATCCTTCTCGGTTATCTGTGCTGTCAGCTTTGATATCTCATCTTCAAGAGCCTTCTTACTCTTTGCAGCATCATCGGGTGAGATATAGCCCTCAAACTGCTTTGTCACCTCTGCGGTGATCTTCTTGGTGTTGCGGTCGAGCCTGTCCTTGATGATGTTGTCAAGCTCTTCCTGTGTTTCGATAGTTTTAAATTCAGACATTATAGTTTCCTACCTTTCCTCGTAGTCGAGTATATATGTAAACGCTGACAAAGGTCAGCAGCTTACTCTTTGCTTTTTCTTTTCAGTCTTGGTGGTGGCGCATATCCAGTGCGCAAGGAGTGCCGCATCCAGCAGGCTCACATCTGCGCCTTCCAGTATGCTGACATAGCCGAAGCCGCCGTTATTGCCGATAGCACGATGTTCAACGTTTGCCGCTATCTGCTCAAGGCTTGGCTGGTCTGAGTGACACAGCGTACCTGAGAGCACTGCTGTCTCAAACATGGAGTTCGCTTCGATGATCTCAGCAACTTTCGGCAGGATCGGCTTCTTCTTGACACCTGCATCTTTCATCTCATCGGCGAGTATCGTCTGACCGTTTGCACCGTCTATGACTATCTCACGGATATGTGGATTCTTCAGATACGGCATCATCCAGCTGTTGCCCTCTCGTGTCGGTCGGCAGTCGATGGCTTCAACAAATATCCTGCCGTCTGAGAGCCGCACAGCCGCCGCTAGTGACACGTTGGATGTGTTCTTGGCAAACTTAACGCCCATGAAGATAGACGGCTTATCGGGGAGCTCTGTGTGCTCTGCGAGAACTTTCCGCCATTCGTCGCGGCTGATAGCTGACTTCTGATTGTAGCTTAGCCACAGACCAAGTCGCTGAATGTTGTAGTCAACTTCGTCCTTGCGGTTCTCACCTCTGACGGAACGTTCTGAGAGTATCAGTCCCAGAGAGGGATTGCACTGATACCAGAGGTCAACATCTTCCACATCGGACATCTTGTTAACGCCCCACTCAGCCCAACCGTTGTCCTGTGTCCTGCCTGTCAGTACATCCTGACGGTAGTTCATAAAGACAGTGCCCTTTGATACTGCTGTCGGCGGTGTGCCGAACATGAGTGTCTGCGGGTTCCGGCTGTCAGTGACGACGTATTGCAGAGCCGTCTCCTGGTCTGACGTGTACTCCTGAGCCTCGTCGATGATGAGCAGATCGTAGCCCTCACCTAAGCCCCCTGTGCCTGTTCGGGTTCGGAAGTTGATGTATCCCTTGTTGTCGCCTTTGAGCATCTCGATACGTTCACCGCCCTTTTGCCGGGTGACTTTTATATCGTCATTCTCGACGAAGCCCATTTCGTCAAGTATCTTGACGATTTTCAGGAAGGCTGCTGTCGATGTGTTTGTCAGGTGTGCGGTGTATAGAACAGCTTCATCGTGGAGCAGACCCCAGATAGCCCTTGCAACAGCTATCTCCGACTTACCGTTTCGGCGGGGTATCGAGTATCCGAATTTGATGTGTACCCACAGCCCGTCATCGTCGGTCGCCATGATGTCATATAGCATTGACTGCTGCCATTCCATAGTCTTACGACTGGACTGGTCATAAAGCAGTATAGCTTCGCCGCCTTTTGTCTGGGTATACGGCAGTACCACCGATTGTGTAGGAAACTGTCTGCCGATGCGCTTTTCAGCTTCGGGCATACAGTTCTACCTCCCTTATAGGTATAAAAAAAGCACCTTGCTTTCGCTTGGTGCTAGTCGTCTATGAGCCCGCTTGCTGTCGTTCCCAGTGTATCAAGCATAGCGGTTATTTCTTCGTCCACCGCAGGAGGTGGCTTTGAGGTCGGTTCGGGTGATTTTGGCATGGTCATTACCTCCGTTTGGGTATGAAAAAACCGCCTAACTTAGTTAAGCGGTCAATCTTCATTGTTTGATTTACCGAAAATACGCTCGTATTCCGCATCTATCTCATCTGGTGTCATATCTTTTAACAGCAAATCATCACGAGTTTCGTTATCATCAAAAAGCATTTCATTATTTTTTTTCATAAATAAACCCTCTCATTCTTGAAACATCTTCCCATGCTGAATTCCTTGCCTGAAAATCATCTTGCCCACGTGAAGTATGCTTTGAATAAGCAACTCTATAATCCCGAATTGCTTCATAATACGGATATTCAACCCCATCTTCAACGAAACGCCCCAAAAGTTCTCCTTGTGTTTCAAATGTACCCTTGAAGCTGTACACATCACCGTTATGACCGACAGCAATGGTTTCATAGCAGCTTTTGTAACTTGATGAAGTTAAGTAATCTGCTCTTGACAATGGCGAACTGTTCGGGTGATTGTGTATTATAATTATACTCTTTTCCCGAGCATTTGTCAAGTGTTGTTTAAGCTTCTCCGACGCTTCTATACCGTTTTTCTTTTTGCCTTTGACATAAGATACTGTTCGCCCAGTCTGAGCATCAATAAAGAATGCTTCTTCATAGAAAGTGCCGTTGCGATTCTTTACAACTTGCCTGCAAGCCTTTACAACTGCCTGCTCGACCTGTTCGTTCTCATACTTGCCCTTGAATTTATCCGCAAATGCCTGACTGTTGATAAATTTCATATCAGCAATAGCGTTGTCATTTTTGCCGGGCTTAGATGCGATAAGTCTGCTTTCAAGCGCCTGTGCCTCTGCCTTAGTCAGCTTCATCGGCTTAGGCAGACCAGCCGCATACTCTATCCGCTGAGCTTTTGCCTGCTCATTAGCCCACTGCTTACTGTGAACATTCTGCCGCCCTTTCTCCGAAACGTAGGACACATCACAGGTGCAGTTGTCATGCCTGCGGTAAACGTCTTTCGGGACTTCATCGGGATAACGATACTTTCCCGCCAGCTTTGCACACCAGTCACAGCAGTTGTGACCGTCCTTGCGTTCTATGTAGCAGTTAAGCCCTGCCTTGCTCCTGAACTCTGCGTTCTTCTTGATGTAGTCTGTTTGGAAACTGCCTGTGATGTTCTCGGCGGTTCTGCCTAGCACCTGTATGGCGTGCTCTGCTGTTTCCTTGACAGCCGCACCGCCTATCGCCGCCCTGATACGCTCGGCAGGGAAGTCAGCTTTCTGCGGTTTAAGTCCTATGCCCTTCTTAGCATCGAGGGCGGACTGGACTTCTTCGCATATGGTGTTCACGTCATCGTAGTTATTTCGCAGGAGCGGTTCGAGTATGCTCTGGGCGATGTTGAAGTACATCTTCTCCCCAGGCAGATCGTCGGGCTTGGTAGTGCTCTCGATGGACTTTCGCAGGAGCTCACCCAGACGGCGAGCATACACCGAAGTATCTTCCATAGTAGCGGTGCCGTTCTCCATCTTGCGTTTGATGTGGGTGAGGGTACTGTCCTTTTCGCATCTCGCATCGAAAGCTTGCTTGATCTTGTTGTGGAGTTCTATGCCGATATCCTCAGCCATAATGTCACCGCCTTACAGCCCTGTGAGACTATGCAGTTTCTCCTCGTCGAAGTAATCGGGGAAGGACTGCTGTATTTTATTGACCGCATCGCCAATGCCCGAGAGTTGACCAGCATCAGGTTCAAACAGCGGTTCATACATGACCTTAGTCTGCGAGATGATCCTGCGTTCATAATCATGGTTATCTCGCAGGCAAGCCGCCAGATATCCCGCATTGAGGAAACCAACAGCAAAGTCACGCTGTGCCTTCCTAGCCGCCAGACGTAGCGTTTCATGGCTCGCCCTGATAGCTTCGGGAGTAGTGGGGTTCGCTGTGGAAAATCCCAGGTCGTCAAGTGTCAGACCTGTTTCGCCTGCGAACATACTCGCTATAGTCTTCAGCTGTTCATTGAACGGGGTCATACTCTGCTGCTGGAACTGTCCGAGCACAGGGTGTTCACCCTCGCTGTCTTTATCGAAACGCAGAAAGCTCGATATCGTTGCTTCCCACTTGTCTGGCATCTCAGCTTCGGGATCCAGACCAAGCAGATACTTCTGCGGGAAGCTGTAGAACTCTGCGGATACCTCCGAACGTTTCAGTGTCCTCATCGCTGCGTCAACCAGATCCATGCACGCCCTGGATATCCTTGACCGTCCGAATGGTCGTATAGGGTCGGGTCTGTGTATCACAGGTACCAGCAGAGCATACGGTGCAGGGTTCGGGTAACTTTCCGTAAGTTTACCATCACGGTATATCTGTGTTTCCTCTGCTGTAAAGTACGCTTCGACAGTCGGCTCGCCGAAGTAGTTGCTGCCTGATGTTTTCACAACTGAGCTGTCACGCTCCAGGACTGCATATCCCTCTGTGAGCATGTGCGTCACAGGGTCGAGGATACCTGTCGCATTGCCGCCGTCGATAGCCTGCAAGCGGGGTGTATCTCCGGCAATGGAAACGTAAATGAAGCTGCACGATGTCACCACAGCTGAACTCACAGCACTGTCAGTAAGCACGTCCTTGCTGTTGAGGTCGTATATCTCACCTAGCCCCATTCCGTCATTCGAGAAGCCCTCGAACACGATACGGTCGCTTATGCTGTCAGCGGCTTTTGCACACCAGCCAAGCGCAGAGCGCAGCTCTTTAAACTGTTCAGGTATCACATTGCTAAGATCTTGTGCAGTGTGCTTCATGTCATAATATCTATATCTTGCCAGCACCCTCGGGCGCTTGCCTCTCAGCTTGTTCCGCAGGTACTCGATGCCTTTATATTCGGGCATTTCTGATGCTCCTTTCACTTGGTTTCGTTATATCAATTCATTTTCCGTATACATTTAGCGAAAAAAATGAGGA